CCGCAACGTGATGAAGGGAGCGAAGCCACGGCGCCGTGGTGGGTGCAACACCTTCTATGTCGGCTCCAAGCAGGAAATGGCCCTGGAGTACATCGCTGCCTGCGCCCTTTTTGCTCGTGCGTTCAATGAACTGGCCGAGGCGGACGTCTACGAACAGACGTTTTGGGACGACGCCAAAAAAGAGGAAATCCTCACCTACATGATCCGCTTCCCTAAAAGCGGGCATAAAATCCAGGCGCTCAGTTCCCGCCCGAGCAACCTCCGTGGTCTGCAGGGTGATGTCGTCATCGATGAGGCGGCGTTCCATGAGGCTTTGGAAGAGCTGCTCAAAGCGGCTCTGGCGCTGACCATGTGGGGCAACAAGGTGCGGCTGATCAGCACGCACAACGGCGTAGACAACCTGTTCAACACACTGATTCAGGATGCAAAGGAAGGCCGTAAGGACTACAGCATCCACACCATTACCTTGGACGATGCCATTGCCGAAGGTCTCTACAAGCGCATCTGCTACGTGACCAACCAGGAGTGGTCCCCGGAGGCGGAGAAGAAGTGGCGCAATGATCTCTACAAGAACGCACCCAACACCGAGAGTGCCGAGGAAGAATACGGCTGCATTCCCAAGAAGTCTGGCGGCGGCTACCTCTCCCGCGTACTCATCGAGGCCGCCATGGTGGCCGATCGGTCAATCCCCATCTTCCGCTACGAGGCGCCCGAGGGCTTCGAGACCTGGACCAACCAGCAGCGCGAGGACGAGATCCAGAAGTGGTGCCTGGACAACCTGCTGCCCGAGTTGAACCGATTGCGGCCGCAGGATCGCCACTACTTCGGGGAAGACTTCGCCCGCCGGGGCGACCTGACCGTGTTTGCCCCGTTGGCAGTGATGCCGGACTTACGCAAACGCACCCCCTTTGTGGTGGAGCTGCGCAACCTCACCTACGAGCAGCAGCGCCAGGTGATGTTCTTCATCCTGGAGCGGCTGCCCCGGTTCGCTGGCGGCGCCTTTGATGCCACCGGCAACGGCGGCTACCTGGCCGAGCAGGCCGCGCTGAAATTTGGTGCGGGGATGATTGAGCAGGTGATGCTGAACATTCCCTGGTACGCCGAGTGGATGCCCAAGCTCAAGGGTGAGTTCGAGAGCTTCAACATGGAGGTGCCGCGCCACCAGAACGTGCTGGATGACCTGCTGCACATCACCGTGGAGAAAGGCGTGCCCGTCATCGACAAGGGCCGCACCAAAGACAATGACAGCAGCTCCGCCAAGAACAAACGCCACGGGGACTTCGCGGTGGCCCTGGCCATGGCGAACCGGGCGAGCTGGATGAGTGGTGGCGAGATCGATTTTACCCCGGTACCCAAACACAGCCGGGGCTTTGATAACGCCGAGGATGACGACTTTATGATACCGGAGCCCAGCGCATGGTAACCCAACGATTCAAAAGCCTGGTGGCCGCTGCCGCCCGGGTGCTCACCCCGGATGGCAGCAGCGTGAACACCCGTGACCTCAAAGAGCCGCAAACCGCCGACCGCATCGCCCTGCAGCGCGAGTTCCAGGGCCACCCGAGCAGGGGCCTGACCCCGAGCAAGCTGGCGCAGATTATGGACAGCGCCGAGCAGGGCGACATCATGGCTCAGTACGAGCTCTATGAAGACATGGAAGAAAAGGACGCGCACATCATGGCGGAGATGGGCAAGCGCCGCCGGGCCGTGGCCGGGTTGGATTGGTCCATCGTGCCGCCGCGCAACCCCACCGCCAAAGAGAAGAACGCCGCCCGCGAGCTGCAGGAAGTGATCGCCGGGCTGGAGGATTTTGCGGAGCTGATGTTCGATGTGACCGACGGCATCGGCAAGGCCTTTTGTTGCCTGGAAATTGAGTGGCGGCGCAGCGCCGGTTTCTGGTTGCCCAAATCCGTACAGCACCGCCCACAAACCTGGTTCCAGTTCAAGCGTGGCTACACCCAGGAGATTCGCCTGCGTGGCCCCGCCGATGGCGAGCCGCTACAGCCCTTCGGCTGGATTGTGCACACCCACAAGGCCAAGAGCGGCTGGCTGGAGCGCAGCGCCCTGTTCCGCGTGCTGGCCTGGCCGTACCTGTTCAAAAACTACAGCGTGGGTGACCTGGCCGAATTCCTGGAAATCTATGGCATTCCGCTGCGCCTGGGTAAATACCCGAGCGGCGCCACCCAGAAAGAAAAGCTCACCTTGATGCGCGCGCTGGCCATGATTGGCCACAACGCCGCCGGCATTATTCCCCAGGGCATGGATATTGAATTCCAGAAAGCCGCCGACGGTGACCCGGGTGCGTTCCAGTTGATGATGGAGTGGTGCGACAAGGCCCAGAGCAAAGCCATTCTCGGCGGTACGCTCACCAGCCAGGCGGACGGTGCCAGCAGCACCAACGCCCTGGGCAATGTGCACAACGAAGTGCGCAAAGAGCTGACCGATTCGGATGCCAAACAGATCCAGAAAACCCTGACCCGCGACCTGGTGTGGCCCATTGCGGTGCTGAACGGACTGGCCACCGAAGCCGACCGTTGCCCCTGCTTTGTGTTCGATACCAGCGAGCGGGAAGACATGGCGCAGTTCGCCAAGAGTGTGCCCGCGCTGGTGAACCTCGGCTTCCGTGTGCCGCGCCAGTGGGCCCACGAGCGTGTGGGCATTCCCGAGCCGGAAGATGACGAGGATATTCTGCAGCCGGTAAAACGCCTGGGTGCCAACCCGCCGCAACCGCCAGCGATGGCCACCGCCGCACTGAACCGGCAGCGCGAAGAGCGCACCATGGCGGATGACCTGGACGATGAAATGCAAACGGTGACCGACGAATGGATCGACCGGATCCGCGCCCTGGTGAACGACGCCGAGAGTCTGGATCAGGTGCGCGATGGCCTGCTGGCGCTGCTGCCGGAGATGGACATTGAGCGCTATGCCGATTTGATGGCAGAGGCACTGCGGGTGGCGGAGCTGACTGGGCGGGACGACATTATGGAGGAGGCCAACGGTGGCGCTGCGCGCACTTAATCTGCCGTTTCGCGAGCAGGCGGAGTTTCTGCGGCGCAAACTGAACATGACCACCGAGGCGTGGACGGATGTGTACGCCGCCGAGCACGACTACGCCTTTATGGTGGCCGGCGCCAACCGCAATGACCTGGTGGCGGATTTTCGCCAGGCGGTGGAGCGAGCCATCAACGATGGTGAAACGCTCGAGCAGTTCCGATCGCGTTTTGATGACATCGTAGCCCGCCACGGCTGGAGCTATAACGGCGGGCGCAACTGGCGCAGCCGCGTGATCTACGAGACCAACCTGAACACCACCTACATGGCAGGCCGCTACGAGCAGCTGATGGAGGTGCGCGAGCGCCGCCCCTATTGGCAGTACATTCACAGCGGCTCCGAAAATCCACGCCTGCAACACCAGGCGTGGGATGGAATGATTCTGCGCTGGGACGATCCCTGGTGGCGCACGAACATGCCCACCAATGGGTGGGGTTGCGGATGCCGTGTGCGGGCGCTGGGCGAGCGTGACCTGCAGCGCATGGGCCGCGACGGACCGGACGAAGCACCCGCGCTGAACTGGGAGGAGCGTGAGATTGGCCAGCGCAGCCCCGGTGGACCGCGCACCGTGCGCGTCCCCGAAGGGGTGGATCCGGGTTTCGAGTATCAGCCCGGCCGTTCGCGCCTGAACGGATTTATGCCGCCGCACGGCGGTGGCGGTGGTGGCCGCCCATCACCGGGCGGCGGCCCACTGGAAACCATGCCCGAACCGCGCACCCTCAATACCCAGTCGCTATTGCCGACCGACCGTGATACGGCGTTCTACGCCGGTGAATTCCTGCGCCGCTTCAATGCCGAAGACCGCCCCCAGATTGTTCGCGATCGCGCAGGCGATCACCTGGTGATCGGCAGCCACCTGCTGCGTGACCGCGACAGCCAGAGCATGACCCAACCGCTACCGCAACGCCCGGAGCTCACCGGAGCCCTGGCGGAAACCGTTCGGGCCCCGGATGAAATCTGGACCCGGCTGGAATGGTTTTCCGATATTGAAAAGGCGGTGGTGCGTCGACGGTTTGTTTCTCGCTTCGTACTGCCGGGCAACAACGAGCCCGTGCCTGTATGGTTCGACTGGGGCAGCAACGGCTGGGAAGCGGGCGCGGGTGATGACCTGATGCGCAGTCGCGTCGGTGAGCGCGTGTACGAGCGGAGGATTGGCTGATGGCTGACGGTGTACGCCTGGAGTTGGACAGCGACGCTGCGCTTGATGCCCTGCGTCGTGCGCTCGAAGTCACGACCAACCCACGCCCGATGTTGGCCAGCATTGGTGAGGGGTTGCTGGCCAGCACCGAAGATCGATTCCGGGATGAGCGTGCGCCGGACGGAACACCCTGGGCACCGCTGTCGCCATCCTACCGCCGAGTCAAACGCAAAAACGCCAACCGCATTCTATGGCTGGAAGGTCGGCTCGGTGGCTTTCTGCGTTACCAATTGGAGAGCGCCGCTGTGCTCGTCGGTTCTGACCAGGCGACGGCGGTGTGGCATCAGTTCGGTACCCGGCCATACACCATCACACCCAAATCCGGTAAAGCACTTTCGTGGCCGGGCGGACCTGGGCCGCGCAAAAAAGTGAGCCACCCCGGGTTACCCGCTCGCCCGTTTTTGGGGGTCAGCTCCGACGACGAAGAAATGATTGTCGAAGAGGCGATGGAAACCCTCCGCCAGGCGCTTTCCTGAGTAAAATAAAAACCCCGCCTGTAACGCCCTGTGTTGCGTTCTGAGTGCAGGCTATCCACTCGCTCGAATTTCCCGATGCAGGGCGTTTATAAATCCTCCCAGAAGCCACTCACGGCATCATTCCCCTGACTGACCCGGCACGAATGTAAAACCCCACCGATTTATATTTTTGCGCGCGCAAAAAGACTTCACCGGCCCCGCGCTTTAGTCTCTGGATAACGGCTTAACCAACACGCCACTAACCGAGAGACGCTATGCACCGCAAGATTCTGCCAATTGCCATTTGCTCCGCCACTCGCGCTGCCACCATTGCGTTGGCCGCATGCGCGTTTGAAGTGGCCGTGGGTGATGACGGACTGGCCACCGTGCAAGTGTTCCCCGCCGGAAAGTTCTACCCCGCCGATGGTCGCCCCATGACCACCGACGGCTGGACCATCAACCAGGCGCAAGCGGCCAAAGTGATAGAGCGTTTCCGCCAGCGCAAAACCCCGATGGTGATCGACTACGAACACCAGACCCTGCGCGCGGAAGACAACGGCCAACCTGCTCCGGCGGCGGCCTGGTTCAAAGAGTTGGAATGGCGCGAAGGCGAAGGCCTGTTCGCCACCATTGAGTTGACGGCCCGAGCCCGCGAGGCCGTGAACAATAAAGAGTATCTGTTTTTTTCACCGGTGCACCGCTACCACCCCAAAACCGGCGAGGTGATGGAGCTGGTAATGGGTGCGCTGACCAATAACCCCGCTATAGACGGCATGGAGGAATTATCCCTCCGTGCCGCCGCCACGTTCGGGGCAACCCTGGAGGATGAGACCGTGGACCTGCTGCAAAAACTACTGGCAAAGCTCGACCTGGATAAGAACACCACCGAGGAGCAGGCGTTGGCCGCTCTGAGTAAGCGCCTGGACGCTGACCCGCTCGTGGGTGTGAAAAAAGCCCTGGGCGAGAAAGACGACGCCGACGCCGCCACCGTGGTGGCCGCCTGCACCGCACTGAAAGCCAAAGCCGAACAGGGCGAGCCGGACCCGACCCAGTATGTGCCGGTGAGTGCGCTCAACAGCCTGAAGAGTGAAGTGGCCTCACTGAGCCAGCAGCTCAAGGGCCAGCAAGACCAGCAGCTCGAAAGCCTGATTGACGAAGCGCTTGAAGACGGCCGCTTGGTGAAGGGCATGGAAGACTGGGCGCGCGACCTGGGCAAGAAAGACATGGCCGCGCTGAATAAGTACCTGGAAACCAGCCAGCCCATTGCCGCCCTGCGCGGATCGCAAACCCGGGGCGAATCACCGGTGGATGAGGGCACCGGCCTCACCGAGGACGAACTGGCGGTGTGCAGCCGCATGGGCGTGAAGCCCGAAGATTTCAAGAAGTACAAAACCGACGGGACCGGCGCGGCGGCTTAACGGCCCCGCACCCGGTTGTGCTTTAACCCGAACCCTTAACGTAATTCAGGAGACGCCATCATGCCTCTGACCAATGACCGACTGATCAAGCGCCGTGACGGCGTCCAGTACAACGACCCGGTGGCTGCGGACACCGTCATCTATACCGGGGCGCTGGCTTGCCTGGACGCGAGCGGCAACGCCGTACCGGGCGCCACCGCCACCGACCTGACCGCTCGCGGTGTGTGTGAGGAGCGGGCGGACAACACCGGCGGCGCGGCAGGCGATATCTCAGCGCCCATTCGTGCCGGTGTGTTCAACTTCAAGAACAGTGCCGGTGCCGACGAAATCACCCGCGCCAACATCGGCAGCGATGCCTTCATTGTTGACGACGAAACCGTGGCACTGACCGACGGCACCAGCACCCGCTCCATCGCGGGCGAGATTGTGGACCTGGACGACGCCGGCGTGTGGGTGCGCGTCGGCGCATAACCGGCCCTTACGAACCGCGCAACACCGTTGCGCATAGCGAACAACCCGAACGGGAGCAGCAGACATGATTGTGAATCGCCAGAACCTGAGCATGGCCTACACCGGCTTTAAGGCCACCTTCCAGAACGCCTTTGATGGCGCTCCGGTGAACTACACCCAGATCACCACTGAGGTGCCCTCGGCCACCAGCTCAGAAGAGTATGCCTGGCTGGGCCAGACCACGCGCTTCCGCGAGTGGATCGGTGACCGCGTGATCCAGGCCATCAAGCAGCACGGCTACACCATCAAGAACAAGACCTGGGAAAACACCGTGGGTGTGCCCCGCGAGGCGTTCGAGGATGACCAGTACGGGATTTACACCCCGTTGATGGCGCAGCTCGGGCAGGACTCTCGCGAGCATCCGGACGAGTTGGTGTTTGCCCTGATGAAGCAAGGTGAGACCGAAGAGTGCTACGACGGCCAGCCCTTCTTCGATACCGACCACCCCGTGCTTGCTGCGGACGGAAGCGAAACCAGCGTGAGCAACCTCACCGATGGTGCAGAGACCGAGTGGTACCTGCTGGACACCTCGCGGGCCATTCGCCCCTTCATTTACCAGAACCGGAAGCCGTACAACTTCGTGATGAAGGACTCCGAGCAGGATGACAACGTGTTCCTGAAGAAAGAGTTCCTTTATGGCGTGGACGGCCGCAGTAACGTCGGCTTTGGTTTGTGGCAGCTGGCGCACAAGGCGAAGGTGGCGCTGACCGCTGACAACTTCAACAGCGTGTACGCCGCCATGAAGAGCATGAAAGGCGACAACGGCCGCCCGCTGAACATTCGACCCAACCTGCTGGTGGTGCCGCCCTCGCTGCGCGCCCAGGCACTGGAAGTGGTGAAGGCCGAGCGTGCCGCCAACGGCGCCACCAACATCAACCGCGACGTGGTGGATGTACTGGACACCAGCTGGTTGGCGTAAGCGAATAATCCACGCCGAGTAGGAAATCGGTCAGAAGCCGGGCGAAAAGGATTTGCCCTATCTCTTTAACGACTTTTATAGGAGGCCCCATGGCTGCCCGTAAAAACAACCCGAACGCCCAGGCGAAGGCCGGGACCGCCCAGGCGGCGAAGACCACCGCCGACGCGGAAAAGAAGGCTGCCCAGAGCGCCGAGCAAAAACCGGCCGGAAGCGAGCAGGCTGCCACCGATAAGGAACAGCAGGCTTCGGACCAAGGTGATACCACCACGATCCAACAGGTGCCCGCCACAGACGCCGAGCAGAAAGCCGCCGAAAAAGCGGCTGAGAATGGTGAGCCCACACCGGTGTTGATGATCCGCTCCACCCGCAAAGGTGGGCACCGTCGTGCCGGCATGCGCTGGACCCGCGAACCCATCGGCATTGAAGTGGCCGCGTTGACTGACGCCCAGCGCAAGCAATTGGAGCGCGACCCGAACCTGGTGGTGGAAGAAGCCGAGGTGGACCTCTAAGCCATGGACTACATCACCACCGAACAATTGGCGGAGCTGCCTGGGGCGCGTGAGCTGGCCCAGGTGGCGAGCCCTGCGCATCGCCCGGTGGTGGATTTCGAGCTTATGGAGGCGAGCCTGCGCAATGAGGATCGCACCGCCTGGGAGCCCGAAGAGATTGCCGATGCCGACGATGCCCTGGAGCGCATCACCGGTGCGGTGGAACAGGCCGAGAGCCTGATCAACGGCTTTTTGGCCCAGCGGCGTTACACCCTGCCGCTGAACCCGGTGCCCGGTTTGGTGACCGGCTGGACGCGGGACATCGCCCGCTACTACCTGCACAAAGACCGTATCAGCAGTGAGGGCACCGACCCGATCGTGCGCGCCTACAACGACGCCATGAAACTCCTGAGCCTGATCGAGCAGGGCAAGTTCAGCCTGGGCGCCGATGACCAGGTATTGAATTCGCCGGACTTTTTGGACGTGCGCTTTGACAGCGACCCCAAAGTGTTCAGCCGTGACCAGTTGAAGGGCTTTCGATGAGTTCCGCCCCTTTTGATACGGCCCCGGTAATTGCCCGGGTGCGTGAGCAGGTGACCGCCCTGCGCGCAGTAGAAGGTGCCGCCAGCTTTGCGGCGGTGCAGAACCTGAGAGATTTTGTAGTACCCGGCGCCTATGTGGTGCTGACCC